TGGCCTAAAGATGGACTACAGAGTGATAAAGGTTCAGGTGTAAGCCTAGCAGATCAGTACAGACAGCAAGGCTTGAACATGACAGCTAACTGGTTCACCAATCCCCCTACAGCACAGAACCCTAAAGGTGATTTCAGTGTAGAGGCAGGGGTTAACGCTATGTTAATGCGTATGGAGACAGGACGCTTTAAAGTATTTAGCCATTTACATGATTGGTTCCAAGAATACCAAGGGTATTATCGTAAGGATGGTAAGATAGTACCTATGAAAGATGACATAATGAGTGCCACACGCTACGCAGCACAGAGCTTACGCTATGCTGTAGCAGGTAGTGGTAACAATAACGGCTATAGCTTCTCTGGTAGCCTACCTATTCGTAACTATTCGAGCGTATAATGCAGAACATTGATGAAGAATTCCTAGCATCCGTAGTAAGCCAAGAGTTAAGCTCTGCTGAGAACTATACAGACAGTGACTTAGCAGTAGAACAAGCTAAAAACCTTGACTACTACTATGGCAAACCTTTCGGTAATGAAGTTGATGGGTTTAGTCAGGTTGTTAGTCGAGATACTTTAGAGACAGTCGAAGGTATTATGCCAGAACTGATGAAGATATTTACATCAGGGGATAACTTCGTAGAGTTTGAGCCAGAAGGTGCAGATGATTTAGAAGCTGCTAAACAGGCCACAGATTATCTAAACTACATCTTTGAAAAACGAATGGATGGTTTTAGTGTATTCTATAATTGGTTTAAAGATGCACTATTAATGAAGAACGGTTTAGTTAAAGTTGGCTGGTGTGATGAAGATAGGCTACAGCTACACACATTCCGTGGTGTTAGTCAAGAAGAAGTTGACACCATTGAGTTAGAAGATGGTATTGATATTGAGGAGCAGGAAGAGAACGAGGATGGAACCTTTGATGTTAAGGTTAGCCGTACAGTTACTAAAGGTAAACCTACAGTAGAGCTGATTCCCTCTGAAGATTTTGTTATTAAGCAACGATCTGTGTCTATTAAAGATGCAGACTTCGTAGCACATAAGCCTGATATTACGTTAGGCGAACTGATTGAAATGGGATATGATGAAGATGTAGTCATGTCTCTTGGTGGTACAGAAGAACGTGTAGATGACAGCGTTGTTCCTAATGCTAGATTCCAAGATCCACGAGAAGAAGAGCTTACTCGTAATGCTGCCTCTCCTATGGAGAAGGAAGTTAAGTTAGTAGATGCTTACATTAAACTGTTTGACAAAGAGACAGAAACGGTACGCACCTACCACGTAATACAAGTTAATCACACAGTCTTAGATTGGGAAGTGGTAGAGAGTGTACCATTCATAAACCTATCTCCTATTATGATGCCTCACAAGTTCACTGGTGTTTCAGTGGCAGACTTAGTAGATGACATCCAAGAGATTAGAAGCCAACTATTCCGTCAAACCTTAGACAACCTAGCACTATCTAACGCTGGACGATACACGGCAGTAGAAGGTCAGGTTAATCTACAAGACTTAATTGATAATAAAATTGGTGGTGTTGTTCGTACTAAAGCTCAGGGAGCTGTACAGCAATTACAAACTCCACAGCTTAGTGCTGCCACATTCCCCCTATTGAATCAAATGGAAGTGGAGCGTGAGAATCGTGTTGGTGTTAGTCGTATGACTCAAGGGTTGGATGCTAACGCTCTAACCTCTAACACAGCAGCCACAGCAGTTAATCAGGTGATGAGTGCTGCACAACAAAAGATACTATTAATAGCCCGTGTGTTTGCTGAGACAGGTGTAAAAGAACTGTTTTGGGAAATGTATAAGCTGGTACGAACTCACCAAGTAGAAGAAGACATTGTTCGTTTACGTGGTCGTTTTGTACAGGTACGTCCTTTCGATTGGTTTGATCGTTATGATATGCGTGTTACAGTTGGTATTGGTAATGGTAATAAAGACCAACAGCTATACCACTTGAACAATATACGCAATACGCTACAAGCTATTGGTAGTACAGAGTATGGATATATGATCCAACCTGAGAACGTGTACAACTTAGCAGTAGAGATGATTACTAACAGTGGATATAAGAACGCTGACTTGTTCATCACCGATCCTACAACTATACAACCCCCACAACCACAACCTAGTGCTGAGATGGTTAATGCTCAAACTAATGCACAGAAAGCACAGGCTGAAGCACAGAACGACGCTAAAGCTAACCAGATTAAAGAAGGCCAGTTACAACTAGACGTTGCTGAGTTTGATTGGAAGAAGAAGGTTGATGCAGCAGAGTTAGGATTAGAAGCTACACAAGGTAGAGCTGTAGGCATAGGAGATGGTAAATGAGTGTACTAGGTAATGAAGCAGATGAGTTACTAAAGAACGAAGCTTTCACTACAGCCATCTCTGATTACACTAAGTTTATTGTAGAGCAATGGGCTAATGAGAATAACCAAGACCGTAGAGAGGAGCTGTGGAAACATCAGCAAATCATTACACAAGTAGTAAACAACATTAAAGGTTATATGGACAACGATGCTTATGAAGCACAACTAAAAGCTAAAGCAGGTTGGTTTAAATAAATTATTAACAACTAAAGGAGAACTACCCAATGGGCGTTCACAATGAAAACAGCGTAAGCTATGCAGCACAACAACTTCTTAACCCTCAAACAGAGCAAGTGACAGAAGAGGCTGAACTGCAAACAAACCCCGAAGAGGAAACTCTTGAGGTCACTGACGAAGTACAGGAAGAGGAAGTTAGTGGAGAAGTAGATGAAGTAGTGGGGGATTCTGACGAGGATGAAGACACTGATGAGGACACTGTTGATACTGAGGACGAAGTAGCTACCACCGACAGCGAAGTACCAGATGAGGTATTTTATACAGTCAAAGTGGATGGTGAAGAGTACGAGGTTAACCAAGAAGAACTTATTAAGGGTTATCAACTAGAGCAAAATTACACGAAAAAGAATACAGCGTTGCTAGAAAAAGAATCTCAGATTCTTGAAACAGAGAAACAACTCCAAGTAGAACGTGATAAATATGTTGAGATTAACAAAAGGTTAGCTCAAGAAGAATCACAACAGCTTCAAAAAGCGCAAGCTAAGTTAGAAGCTATCGACAGAGAGGAAGATCCTGTAGGCTACGTGACACAGCAGTTAGAAGTACAAGAGATCTCTAAAGGTATTGAAAGTAAACGATTAGCGTGGGAAGCTGCACAAACACAACAGCAGCAACTAGACAATGAACGTATTCAACAATACTTAGTAGAGCAAGGTAACGTGTTAGCTCAGAGTCTACCTGAATGGGGAGACAGTGAGAAAGGGCCAGCACTTAAAACTGAGATTGCATCTTACGCACAATCTATAGGCTATGCTCCTGAAGTGATTTCTAATATACGAGATGCTGCTGATATTATTGTGCTTAACAAAGCTATGCAATACGACAAGCTACAAGAGAAGAAAGGAGCTATAGCTAAGAAGCGTAGCCCTACTAAATCTAAGCCTGTTGTACGCAGTAAAGCTAAACGATCAGCTAGCGCAGTGAAAGCACAAGCAACTAAACAAAAACGTGAAACTCTTAAACGATCAGGCAAGGTAGGGGATGCAGCAGATTTGATCCTACAAGCCCTTAACAAATAGGTAAATTATTATGGCAGTTCCAACAAATACTTTTGAAACTTATGACAGCGTTGGTATTCGTGAAGACCTTCTGGACATCATCACCAACATCTCTCCAACCGAAACTCCTTTCCAAACTATGGCTAGTCAAGGTACTTCTAAAGGTACTTTCCATGAATGGCAAGTAGATAGCTTAGAAGCAGCTACAGACAACAAAGCAGTTGAAGGTGATGACGCTTCTAACGAAGCTCGTACTCCTACTGTACGTGTAGGTAACTACACTCAGATTGCTGAGAAAACCATTCAGGTTACAGGTTCAGACGAAGCAGCAGACAATGCTGGCCGTGGTCAGGAAATGGCATACCAAATAGCTAAAGCTGGTTTGGAACTTAAACGTGACCAAGAAGTAACTGTAGTAGGTACTAACAAAGGTCGTGCTGCTGGTAGTTCTGGTACAGCCCGTGAACTTGGTTCAGTGTTGTCTTGGATTAAAACTAACGTAAACAAAGCTGGTGACGGTGTTGATCCTGCTGGTAACGGCACAGATGCTCGTACTGATGGTACTCCTCGCGCTTTCCTTGAGTCTATGCTTACTGACGTTATTGACAAAACTTGGGTTAGTGGTGGTAATCCTTCTGTGATTATGTGTAACTCTACACAGAAACGTGCAATCACTGATTTCACTGGTAATGCTACTAAGTATAAAAATGTAGACGACAAGAAAATTGTTAACGCTGTTGATATATACGAAGGTGACTACGGTACGCTATCGGTTGTACCTAACCGTTTCATGCGTCAATCTGACGTATTCTTGTTTGAGCCTGATATGTGGTCAATTGACTACTACCGTTCTTACATGACCCATGACTTAGCTAAAACTGGTGACAGTGTTCGCAAGCAAATGTTATGTGAGTACACTCTATGCTCTAAGCAAGAAGCAGCTAACGGCGGCATCTTCGACTTAAGCTAAAACTAATGCCTCCCTTCGGGGAGGCTATTCTCTTTAAGGATTTATAAATGAGTGATGTAAAGACACACATAGTTAAGAACTCAGATGGTACTCTTAGTTTAGGTACTACTCAAGATGTAAGTGAGATTCTTAAACAGAATAAGTTTGAAGCAGACAATAACGTAAACAGAAAGAACACAGACACCTTTGGACGTAAGGTGGCTTCCATTCCTTTAAATGTAGTTAACGCTTGGTGTAAAGAGTGGGGAGTAACCTATGAGCAATTCCTCTATGATCCTGAAGTTAAGGTGAAGATGTTTGCTAGACTTCGTGACCCTGAATACCAACTACTACGAACTGACTTAGGACAGATATAATGGCTGTAACTAATTTAGGAGAGCTGAGAACAAGGGTTATTAGTTGGGCTAACCGTACTGACATTAGTAATGACTTGATTGATAGCTTTATTAACACAGCTCAAGATAGAGCTAACCGTATTCTACGTCTTCCAGACTTAGAGAAGATTACAACACTGACAATAACTGATGGTGCTGCTACAGTGCCTACAGACTACGTAGAAGCTAAAGAGATGACTATTTCTACTAATGGTAGAACTAGAGCTTTAGAACGTAAGGACATTAATTATATTGATGGATTAAAAGACTTCACAGGAACCTCTTGCTACTTCTCTCGTAAGGGTACAGAGTTCTTGTTTGCTCCAGTAGAGCAATCTGTTACTGAAGCTTCTCTATACTATTGGTATAAGTTGGATGATTTATCAGTAGACACAGATACTAACTTCTTAGTGACAGACCATACAGAGATTTTAGTATATGGGGCTTTAGCAGAATTGTTCCTGTATATACGTGATGACAGTGATGCTGGTACTTACGAAGCTAAGTTTAGAGGTGCTTTAGATGAAGCACAGAATGTTGAGAATAAAGCTATGTGGTCGGGAAGCCCACTAGCAGTTAGTCTATAGGGGACGAGTAATGGGATTAGAGAATGCAAGTTATATAGATCAGTTAGTAGACACTAACCCTGATGGTACTGATGCTAAGAACCAAGGGGACAATCATATTCGTATGATTAAAGCTGTCCTAAAGAATCAGTTTCCAAATCTAGGTACTGAGGCTATAGATGCTACGGCAGCAGAGCTTAACAAACTAGATGGATTTACTGGAACAGCTACAGATTTAAACTATGCTAAGGACTTAAGAGCTACTGGTGTAACTACTACAGAGTTTAACAAGCTTGATGGTCTAACATCTAGTACTACTGAGTTAAATTATGTAGATGGTGTAACATCTGCCATACAAACACAGATAAACGCACTCAATTCAGATAAAGCTCCTTACGATACAAGCAACTTCACTAACAATATCTGGACTTCTGCTGGAGGTTTCATACTTAATTGGGGGACAGGCACTAGCAATTCTAGTGGTTATGAAGATGTGTCATTTGATAGCTCTATACAGAACGCAGAAATTGTCCTAGTTACGGATAGAGGATCTAGTACTTCAACGGTTAAAACATGGGCTGTAGCATCTCTGACTGATAATAGCTTTAGGGCTTACGTTAGTGGGGGAGGCTCTAATCACACCTTTTACTGGCTTGTAGTAGGGCGTAACTCTTAATTATAGGAATAACTAATGCCTTTTAAAAGATTAGAAATCACTAGACCTAGAGGAATTAACAAAGACCTCTCTCCTTATGAGCTGCCTAACGATAAGTGGACAGGTGGTATAGATGTCAACTTCTCTAACTTCCGTACTAATAGGTCGTTAGGGTATAGTCAAGTGTTCCCTAACTTAGACATACAACCTTTGTTTGCTATGCCTTTAGAGGTAGGTAGTCCTGTCTACTGGTATTACGCAGATGAGACTTCCATCTATCGTACAGAAGGTACAACTCAAACAGACATAACACGTACTGCTGGAGCTTACACAGGTACATTTAAGAAAGGTTGGACAGGTAATATATTTAATGGTGTTGTTATAATGAACAACAACACAGACGCTCCTCAGTTCTATGATACTGCCACTTCTAAAATGTTAGATTTAACAGGGTGGCCTACAGACTACAAGACTAATTCAATACGCCCATTTAAAAACTTCCTAATAGCTTTAAACATAACGGATGATAGTGGTGAGAATTTCCCTCAACTTGTACGATGGAGTGATGCTGCTAGTACAGGACAAGTGCCATCTAATTGGAACTCAACTGACCCTGCAAGCCAAGCGGGAACAAACCCTCTAGCTGACACTGGTGGTATTATCTATGACGGATTGACATTAGGTAATTCGTTTATGATTTACAAGAGTGATAGTGTTTGGGCTATGCAGTTTATCGGGGGAGCTAATGTATTCTCTTTCCGTAAAGTGTTTAGTGATAATGGTATTATGGGCTTGGATTGTGTCACAGAGTTTGACGGTAATCACTTCGTTGTAGGTGTAGATGATGTATATGTACACAACGGTACTACTAAGCGTAGCGTTATAAGTAATAAGTATAAGAGAGAGTTCTTCACTCAGATCAATGAAGATTATATTGAAAGAGTTAAATGTGTAAAGAATAATAAAGAGGCAGAGATATGGGTGTACTTCCCTTCAACAGACAGCTCTGACGGTACTTGTGATAAAGCTTTAGTGTGGGATTGGGAAGTTGATGAGTGGAGCATACGAAGTTTAGGAGGCGTTACATTCATAACTGAAGGTATCTTAGACCCTCAAGAGAGTGACAGTTGGGATGACGATACTAGCTCTTGGGATGCAGATACTACATCTTGGGGAGAAGGTAGCTTTAACCCAACAGAGCGTGACCTCTTAATTTGCGGGTATTCAGATAGTAAATTTTATAGAGCTAATTCTGATGTTTTGTTAGGGGGTGATATTGTATTCACCACTAGAGTTGAGCGTAAAGGTTTAGACTTTGGAGACAACTTAAACTATAAATTCATTAGTAGAGTTGTTCCCCACTTCATTGGAGAAGGAACAGTAAACCTATACGTAGGTACTGAGAGCAGACAGGGAGAAGGTGTACGGTGGAGTAGTCCTGTAATGTTCACTATAGACGAAGACTATAAAGCAGACTTCAGAGAGAGTGGTAGATATATAGCCTTTAAGATAGAAAGTGATAGCTCTACACAGTGGAACTTAACAGGTTACACTCTTGAGTACACAGAGTCGGGGGAAAGATAATGGCTAGAATTGAATACCAACCTCTCCCTCCTATACCTAGCCCTACAGTTGATGACCTCAACCAATACTTACAGAATGAGCTAATACAAATACAGTCTTTCATTAGTAGTGTTAGCGGAGATAAAGGGGTAGCCTCTGCTTGGGTAGCTTTTGATGGAGATGGTGATATAGAAAGTAGCTACAATGTAGAGTCAGTGGTAAAAACAGGTACAGGTAAATTCAATATAACATTCACAACTCCTGCACAGAACGCTGATTATTGTGCAGTGACCTCTGCTTCAAGTACCACTGGTGGAGGCAGGCTTGCTCAAGTCTATGATAAAACTAATTCAGCTTTTAAAGTTGCCACTAAAACTTCAACTAACGTAGACACAGACCCTCGTTTTATTAATGTTGCCATATATGAAGATAGGTAGTTGTACAATTAGCCCTATAAGGAAGCTAGACGAACTCCTAGACAATAAGGCAATTATCTGTAAGTGGTTGAGGAAAGCTCTTGAGAAGGTACCTGAGAACGATTTAACGTGCATCCTACAGAGTGTATACGAAGGCAATACAATGTTGTGGTTGACACGTAGAGAAGAAGAGATAATAGGTGTTACTACAACACAAGTGTTAGATCATCCCAACGAGAGACATCTCTTGATAGAGCTTCTTGGTGGTAAAGATATTAAAGAGTGGGTACATCTTATAGCTGATATTGAAGCTTGGGGTAAAGACTTAGGATGTGTTAAGTCAGAGATACACGGTAGACCTGCTTGGAAGAAGCTACTCCCTGAATACAAAAGCAACATTATTATTTACAACAGAGTTCTATAAAAGGTATAATTATGAAAGGTGGAGAAAAGAAACAAACGCAAGAGGTTAAGATTAATGAAGACCTTAGACGAGCAGGCGAACAAGCCTTAACAGGTGCTGAGAATATATACGGCCAAGGAACTTCTGGTATTTACCAAGGCACACAGTTAGCTTCACAAGATCCTTTAGTTAGGCAAGCTCAACAACAGCAATTAGCTTTTGCTGGAGGTGATTTACAGAACCTAATCAACCAACAGCAGGCTGGCTTTGGTGGGCTATTATCAGCAGGTAACTTAGAGGGGAATGATGTATTTGCTAATCAAGTGGAGCAGGCTATCGGTGATGCTAACGTAGCTTTTCAACGTGGTAGTGTTCCTATCTTCCAGCAAGGTACAGCGACAGGCCAGTACGGTGGCTCAGAAGTTGGTGAGAGTTTAGGATTGTTTGGTGGGGAAGTGAATAGAAATCTTCAAAATCAAATAGCCAATTTAGCACAGCAACAACAGCAAGTGGGACTACAAGCTCAAGCATTAGCACCACAAGCATTATCTCTAGGATTAATGCCTAGTCAGATACAGCAAGACATTGGCAATCAACGTACAGCTCTTTCGCAAGCACAGCTTTATGATGAGATTAATCAGTTCAATGCTCCTCGTAACGCACAGATACAGAACCAATC